GTTCCTACTTCGGCGTGGTCGAGCCTCGCAGTGTGGCGGGTGTCGGCTTCCTGCTCGGCACGTTCGGTGGCTCACTCATTGCCGCCATCACCCGCGCCATCAAAGCCGCTGACCTCTGGGCCTTCATCCGCCAGCGGTTCGGGGGAGGCAACCCGCCATGAACTACGAAACGTTGAACGCAGTCGCCTGCGGGCTGATCGGTTTGTGGGCGACCTGGTGCGTGCTGAGCGGAAAGGTCCGCGATGGGGTGGTGGGCAAGATCATCTATGCCGCGATCGCCATCAGCGGGTACGCGATTCTCGCTCGCAATGATCACTTCATCCTGCCGCCAACGGCTGCCGGAGTAACGCTACATGTATCGTTGGCGCTGGCCGGTGTTCGCCACATCTTCATGATCACCTGGTGGCAGAAGGTGAAGGCTTGGCTCTGCCGCACGCTGAACTGCGAGCACTGCCTAGCGTGTGACAAGCACGGGCCGGCCAAGAACGACCGCCGCAAATCGTAAGTCGCGACACGTTTCGCGAATCAGCAAATTGTGTCGCGACATTGGAGTTCAGCATGACCAACGTCACCCGCCTGCATCACGCTCTTCCACTCAGCCCCGCCGTCAACAAGGCGGTCACTGATCTGGATAGCGCCATCGCCAAGGCAATCGATGCTGCCAAGGCTGCCGGCCTGCCTCAGGGCTTGGTCGTATCTCTCCTGCACGGGCACGCTCAGGTGCAGACCAACATCATGGTGAAGTGAACTGTTCAATGCTGTGGATTCATCTGTCTGTACCAGCTACTTTGAGATTTCACGCAAGGAGTTCGGACATGGCAGATAAATATGTTGGAAAAATAGTTGGGGTTGGCACGGATAACTTGGACTACGTGATTAACATCTATCAGGACGAGACCATTGAGCGCTCTTCAAGCGGCATGGTTCGACATGAGGGTCTGAAGCATTTCGAAATGCAATTTGGTGGTGCCGTGAATAAGATTTCCGAAACTGAGTACGAGATTGTCGCTACGGGAGTTAGGGTCACTGTGCATGATGGTGAAAGCTAAGAGGGCCGGCCTCTCATGCGAGCACTTGGATTAGGGTGCCGCATGGCACGCCGGATGAATCAGTGATCATGCCTAGCTTGCGCTGAGCTACATTAACTTGCGGCATAACTCTCCCTCCTGCATTGAGTCAATTCTGCCGTACCGGCTACGTACCACCATTTCAAGCACAAGGTGACCCATGGATAGGCCGTACCCTCCATCGTCACTGCTTGAGCTGTCCGAGCTGTCCGAGCTATCCGACTTCGGCATTCGTCTGACTCCAGCCACTGAAGTATGGGAATGGCTCCAGGCCGAGATCCTTGCCGACACTGGCAGCATCCACAATGAAGAGCATGCCCATCTACTGGATGCAGACATAAGGATCATGTGGGCATCGTCGAGCTTCGAGAAGCAGGGAAGAACAGTTCTTGGCCAGGCTGAGCAGGTAGCGTTCCGCGCCGGTGGCTGGCAGAAAGCCCGGATGGAGCAGCAGATGCTCGATTGGTTCGGCGAGGTGCCGGCTTTCATCATCACCCTGGCTGCGGATTACTGCGCTCAGTGCAGCGACCTTGAGTTCTGCGCACTGATCGAGCATGAGCTGTACCACATTGCTCAAGCGACCGATAAGTACGGTCAACCAGCCTTCACTGAAGAAGGCGCTCCCAAACTGAAGCTGCGCGGGCACGACGTCGAAGAGTTCGTCGGTGTGGTGCGTCGCTACGGTGCGAGCCCTGACGTTCAAGCGTTGGTGGATGCTGCAAACAAACCTGCTGAGGTAGGGAAATTGAACATATCGAGGGCCTGCGGAACCTGTCTGCTTAAGTCGGCCTGAAGTGAGACAGGCATGAGACGGAACCCAATCTATGGCAGCCCTGAAAAGCGATGTGAAAGCGTTCATCGTTCAGGCTTTGGCGTGCTTCGACACTCCGACCCAAGTCTCGCAAGCGGTGAAGCAAGAATTCGATATTGATGTAACACGGCAACAGGTGGAGCAGCACGACCCCACCAAGCGCGCCGGGGTGAACCTAGCTGCGAAGTGGGTGACCCTATTCAACGACACTCGCAAGCGCTTCCGCGAAGAGACGGCGGAGATCCCGATCGCCAACCGTGCGTTCAGGCTGCGCGCCATGAACCGCTTCGTGGAAAGGGCCGAGGGGATGAAGAACATCGGCCTGGCCATGCAGATTCTGGAGCAGGCCGCCAAAGAGGTCGGCGACATCTACGTCAACCGCAATCGGAAGGACGAACCTGACGACGAGCCGGCTATCCCGACCCGCATTCAGGTCGATGTGGTGGACGCGAGGAAGCCGAATGCCGAGCCTTAACGTTCCGCAGTCGCAGTTCCTTCTGTTGCCCCACAAGTTCCGCGCATTCGTTGCTGGCTTCGGCTCTGGGAAGACCTGGGTCGGATGCTCTGCACTGAGCAAGCACTTCATGGAGTGGCCCGGCGTCAACGCTGGCTACTTCGCGCCGACGTATCCGCAGATCCGGGACATCTTCTATCCGACGATGGAGGAGGTCGCCTACGACTGGGGGCTCAAAACCAAGATCAACCAGGCGAACCATGAGGTTCACATTTACAGCGGCCGGCAGTACCGCGGCACTGTGATTTGCCGGTCGATGGAAAAGCCGCAGACCATCGTCGGCTTCAAGATCGGTCACGCACTGGTCGACGAACTGGACGTGCTGACGTCGATCAAGGCGCAGCAAGCCTGGCGCAAGATCATCGCTCGGATGCGTTACAACCTGCCCGGGCTGAAGAACGGCGTGGACGTGACCACGACGCCGGAAGGTTTCAAGTTCGTCTTCCTGCAGTTCGTGAAGCAGTTGCGCGACAAGCCGGCGCTGAAGGAAATGTATGGCCTGATCCAAGCCAGCACCTTCGACAACGAGCTGAACCTTCCGGACGATTACATCTCATCGCTGATGGAGTCGTACCCAGAGCAACTGATCCGCGCTTACTTGAATGGCCAGTTCGTCAACTTGACGTCTGGCTCGATCTACCACGCATACGACCGCAAGCTGAACCAGTGCTTCGACACTGTGCAGCCGGGTGAGCCGTTGTTCATCGGTATGGACTTCAACGTCGGCAAGATGGCGGCGATCACTCATGTCAAACGTGACCAGGGTCTGCCGCGTGCTGTGGATGAGCTGATGGATGGTTACGACACCCCCGACATGATCCGCCGCATCAAGGAGCGCTACTGGCGCCACAACGGCAACGACTTCGAGAAAACCTGCGAGATCCGGATCTACCCAGACGCCTCGGGCGATTCGCGCAAGTCGGTCAACGCCAGCGTGACAGACCTCGCCATGCTCAAGCAGGCTGGTTTCGCAGTCATCGCGCCGGCAGCAAACCCACCGGTGAAAGACCGGATCAACGCAATGAACGCCATGTTCTGCAATGCGCAGGGCGAGCGGCGTTATCTGGTCAACCCGTTCACCTGCCCGACTTATGCAGATGGCCTTGAGCAGCAAATCTGGGCGCCCAACGGCGAGCCGGACAAGAGCCAAGGCAACGACCACGCCAACGACGGCGGCGGTTACTTCATCCACCGCGAGTACCCGATCGTGAAGCCGGTCACCTCAATGAAAATGGGAGTCGCCCGATGACGGACGTCACTTTTACCCGTTCCGAGTACAAGGCGGCGCAGTACCGCTGGCGCTTGGTGCGCGACGTCTGCAAAGGGTCGGAAACCATCAAGGATTCCGGCGACCGATATCTGCCGAGGCCGAACGCCACCGACACCAGCCAGGACAACAAGGATCGCTACGACGCATACAAGAAGCGTGCAGTGTTCTACAACGCCACAGGCCGGACGAAACACAGTTTGGTGGGAGCGGTGTTCCGTACCTGGCCAACACTGACTGTGCCCGGTGCCCTCGACTACGTGTCGAAGGACATCGACGGGCAAGGCGTGAGCATTTACCAGCAGTCGCAGTCGGTCATTGGGCATCTGCTCGAAGTCGGCCGTCACGGGCTGCTGGTGGATTACGCGGCTGTCGTGGCCGGCTCCGTCAGCAAGGCAGACGAACAAGCAGGTCGGGCCCGGGCGAACGTCGCCAGTTACCCAGCTGAGGCCATTATCAATTGGAAGACGCGTCAAGTCGGTGGTCAGCATCTGTTGAGCCTTGTCGTGCTGCGAGAGTCGGTGGACGTCGACACCGACGATGGTTTCGGCAGTGAACAGGTCGTGCAATTCCGAGTGCTGCGCCTCGATGCATCCGGTGTCTATACGCAGGAAGTATGGGAAGAGGGCTCCAGAGAAACGGCGATGACCATCGCTCCTTTCACCCCGCTGAATGGCCTTGGCCAGCCGTGGCGAGTGATCCCGTTCCAGTTTCTGGGTTGCGAGAACAACGACACCAGCATTGACGATTCACCGTTGTACGACATGGCCGAGGTCAACATCGGTCATTACCGCAACAGTGCGGATTACGAAGAGGCAGCCTACCTGGTGGGCCAGCCCCAACCGTGGATGGCGGGGCTCGACGAGCAGTGGCGCGACCACATGGAAAAGAACGGCATCTTCCTCGGATCCCGGGCGCCCTGGCTGCTTCCGGTCAGCGGCACGTGCGGTGTTTGGCAGGCTCAGCCCAACACCGTCGCCAAAGAGGCGATGGACGCCAAGAAAGAGGACATGGTGTCCCTTGGCGCGCGACTGATTGAACGCGGCAGCGCGGTGAAGACCGCGACCCAGGCAGACAACGACAGCGCCGCTGAACACAGCGTTCTGTCTCTGGTGGTGAGCAACGTTAGCGAGGCCTACAGCCAGTGTCTGGTCTGGATGGCTGAGTTCGTGAATGCCACGGGTGAAACGCTCTACAAGCTCAATCAGGAC